GTATTGCGGCACAAGAAAACAAATCAACTTCTGGTTCAACACAGAAACAATCAGATAACTCTATCTACCCCCACTGGAATATGGACGAAGGCACAACAGCCACATTGCGTCTATTACCCGATGCAGATAGTAACAACCCGTACTTCTGGGTAGAGCGACAAATTATTAAACTTCCATTCAATGGAGTTAAGGGTGATCCTAATGTCAAACGTATTGAAGTTCAAGTACCTTGCGTTGAGATGTATGATCCCAAAGCACAATGCCCAATCTTAACTGAGGTTCGTCCTTGGTATAAAGATGAAACATTGAAAGAGTTAGCAAACAAATACTGGAAGAAACGCAGTTACTTGTTTCAAGGTTTTGTACGTCAAAACCCAATTGGTGATGACAAAACACCAGCTAATCCGATTCGTAGATTCATTATTAGTCCACAAATCTTTACAATCATTAAAGCAAGTTTGATGGATCCTGAGATGGAAGAATTGCCAACAGACTTTATGCGTGGTCTTGATTTAAACATTAAGAAAACAAGTAAAGGTGGATATGCCGATTACTCAACAAGTAATTGGGCACGTAAAGAGTCAGCATTGACTGAAGCAGAGCAGGCAGCTATTGAAGCACATGGCTTGTATAATTTGGCAGAGTTTTTGCCAAAGCGTCCCGGAGAAGCAGAGTTACGTGTAATTAAAGAAATGTTTGACGCAAGTGTAGACGGTCAACCATATGATTTAGAGCGTTGGGGTAGCTACTATCGTCCTTGGGGACTAGAAGCACCTGCAGGAGCGACAGCGGATAAACAAACAGCTACTACTGAAACTAGGGCACCCGCAACAGCACCCGTAGCAGAAACTTCAGCACCATGGGAAGAAGATGCAATGGCAGCTGCCGAATCTATTAAGGTTCCAACATCACAACCTTCAAGTGATAAAGCACAAGACATTCTAGCAATGATTCGTGCTAGACAAAGCAAGTCTTAAAAGGTAATAGGGAGCATTTGCTCCCTACCTAAGGAGAACTCTATGACAACAAGTGACGAAAGATACCGCGCCATAAAGCAAGGTAAAAAACTATTGGAAGAATTATGCGATCCAGGTAAAACTCCTCGTGTCCCTAGTATCATTAGAGATAGGGCAAGGGGTGCATTACGACATTACCCAAATGATTGGGAATTGGAATCTATTGCAGAGAAATGTCCAGATATACTAGACAAGCAAACATTTAGTGTATATACTAATGGTGTACACGTAAAATAAAGGAAATAAAATGGCTAAGAAATTAAACAAACTATCAAAAGTAAATGAATCATTTACTGTAAATCGTTATGATAACGGCTTTATGATTGAAGTGGGTGGAAGAGACAAAGAGAATGACTGGAAAAATTGTAAAGTAATGTGCAGTACAGAAGCAGAACTATTTGAAGTAATCAAAGAAGCACTAAGCATGGAAGTGGAAAGTTAATATGGCAAAACCATTTGATATCAGTAAGTTCCGTAAGGACATTACAAAAAGTATTGAAGGTCTATCAATAGGATTTAACGATCCTACTGATTGGATTTCAACTGGTAACTATGCTCTCAATTATCTCATTAGTGGCGATTTTAATAAAGGCGTTCCTCTTGGTAAAGTTACTGTCTTTGCCGGAGAGTCAGGAGCAGGAAAATCATTCATCTGCTCAGGCAACCTCGTTAGACACGCACAACAACAAGGAATCTTTGTAGTATTAGTGGATTCAGAAAATGCACTGGATGAAGCGTGGCTACATGCGCTAGGTGTATCTACAGACGACAGTAAATTGTTAAAACTAAACATGGCTATGATTGACGAAGTAGGAAAAACTATTTCTATGTTCGTTAAAGATTATAAAGCATTACCAGAAACAGATCGTCCTAAAGTATTGTTTGTAATTGATAGCCTTGGTATGTTATTAACACCAACCGACGTAAATCAGTTTGAAGCAGGTGATATGAAAGGTGACATGGGTCGTAAGCCTAAAGCACTAACAGCACTTGTTCGTAACTGTGTTAATATGTTTGGTTCACTAGGCATTGGCTTAGTTGCTACTAATCACACATATGCTTCACAAGATATGTTTGATCCAGATGATAAAATCAGTGGTGGTCAAGGTTTCGTTTACGCATCAAGTATTGTTGTTGCTATGAAAAAACTGAAACTTAAAGAAGATGAAGATGGTAATAAGATTAGTGATGTGCGAGGTATTCGTGCGGCATGTAAGATTATGAAAACTCGTTATGCAAAACCATTTGAATCTGTACAAGTTAAGATTCCTTATGAAACAGGTATGAGTCCTTATTCAGGTCTATTAGATATGATTGAGAAGGCTGAACTTGTTAAGAAAGAAGGTAACTCATTAGTCTATACAACACTTGATGGTGAAATCATTAAGAAGTTTCGTAAAGGATGGGAAGCAAATACTGACGGTTGTTTGGATAAAGTAATGGAAGAGTATTCACAAAAATCAACTACAAAGATAAGTACTGTAACACCTGAGGAGGAGGGTACAGAATGAGTTTAGATTTTGTTGCTGAAGTTTGGGATGCACTACGCACTCACATTGATTTCAATGACCGTAGCGATGCTGCCGACACTTTGATTAATTTATTAATTGATAATAATTATGAAGCAAGTGATATTAAAGATTCTTTTAAGAATGACAAAGAGGTACTTAAGGCATTAAAAGGTTATACTGACCAACACGATGGTGAAGAGTACGAAGAATATGATGAAGACGAAGACCAAGAAGAATGGGATTAAATGTCAAATTGGTATACAAGGATCACATCTAATCTAGCTGTGATACCCGATTTCATCTCTCATTGTGAGAGTGAACTATTATCTGCTAAACAAGAGGTAAAGGTATACGGCAATGTTGAAAAAAACATTGCCGCATTACCCGGAGTAACCGAACATCGTTTTAATCAACTACAAGAGATAGAAGCAGTATTGAACTATCTCAACATTCAATTACGGAAAATTCGCCGAAAGCATTTTCAAAAATACTTAGAAGCGTATAATAGAGCATTGACAAGTCGTGATGCTGAAAAGTATGTTGATGGTGAAGATGAAGTAGTAGATTTTGAAACACTTATTAATGAAGTAGCATTACTAAGAAATCGTTGGTTAGGTATAATGAAGGCATTAGAATCAAAAAACTTTATGTTGGGTCATATTGTTAGATTGAGGGCAGCCGGCATGGAGGATATAACAATTGGTTAATAATACATACAGTAGTAACACAATAACATTGAGCGGGATAGGTGGTGGAACTGGATTAAGTATATCACCACTGTCAACATCATCTATTTCACTAGATGATAGTTATCTTAATGGCTTATTCAAAAACATCCATAGAAGTGACTATGTTAAACGTTATGAAGTTATTGAAACAACCGAAGATGTATTAGCACTAAGTGTTGCATGGAAACGTTTACGTGATAACAAAGATAAAAGTACACACTATATAGGTATTACTAGTCTATTAGATGATAACTTATTCAGACAAGTAGAAGAAACTGATAGGGTTCGTGCTAATCTAATTAGAGATTACTTTAGTAAAAAGATTATGTTATGGTCTCTTAAGGGTATTAAACTATCAAAATATAGACAAGACCTAAATACATTTATTCATGGTAATGATAAAAAAGTTACAGAAGAACTATTACCTATTGTTTTTAGATTACCTGAATTCTATGAATATGATGTTAAGTTTGATTCATTTAAAAGAGAAATTAAATTAGAATTACCTACTTTTGATTTACCACCTATTAAACAAATCACTACATTAACACCAGTGACAAGTTTTTATAAAAGTAATAAACGTACAAAACAGTTTGAATATTGGTTAAAGAATAGTAATGGCAATGCATATATGATTAGTATTGAACCAAAAAATCCATTGAAACATATTTGGGATAAGATGTTTGCAAATGAGCATTTGCGTATTGAAGGTACATATTTTCCTAAAAAATATGATGAGTTGCAATACTATCAGTTACTAAATTGGTCACTGGTATAAATTTGACAATAAATGGATTTGGCTATACAATAGAGTCTTATTCAGTTGAAAGGGCTTTATGGGATATCGTGTTGTTGCTGACAAGTATCAGATGGATGAAATGCGTACAAAGTATGGTCCACGTCAGGGACTAGAAGGTCCGTTTAATTTCTCCGGAAGAGTGTTGTATTATGACAACAAAGAAGGCCAGTACTATGATCCTAGGACGGATTTCTATGTGGAACAGACAGAAATGTCTGAAATTCACGCTAATTTGATAGCCAAAATTTGACAATAAATGGATTTGGCGCTATAATAGAATCTTAGACAGTAAAGAAGAGGACTACTAAATGACCACAGAATTCAAATCTTGGGAAGAGTTGACAACTTTAGAGCAGTATGCTGGTATCTACTGGGATATGTATAAAGATGCTTTTGGCATTCGTCCCCGAGGTATTGATACTTCTGCTTGGACCGAAGCAGACTTTCTAGCCGAGTTCAAAGAGTTGGGTGAGATCATTGACCGTGAAGAAAAGGTCCGCAAAGCGGCTGAAGCAAACGCAATTTTCTCTTTTGAGAAAAGGGTTAGTGACCTGATGTATTCAGGTGCTAAGGACCGTGCAACAGCAATGCGCTGGATCCACGAAGCTGAGGACACTCAGGGTGATGATGAGTACT